CTACCATGCACTAGGGCCGGCCTCGAGCGTGTGGGTACCGTCGCCGCGGCGCTGATTGCACCGGCGGCACGCGGCCCGGAGGTTCGCTAGCGCTTCGGTCCCGCCGTACTTGCGAGGTAGCACGTGGTCTACACACGTGGCTAGGCCAGTGCACCCCGGCGCTTGTATCTGGCACCGGTGCTCGTCACGTGCCAGCACTAGACGCCGGGTCCGTACCCACCGGCCGGACCACAGCCGGCTACCTCGAGCCACGCCGGCGTACCTCGGCGTCCGTGGCGTGCACTATCCGCCACGACCACAGCCACGAGCGGCCCCGGCTGTGGCGCCGGCGTAGCCGCCGGTACACGGCCGCACGCCTACCCATAGCCCACGCGCTCGGTACCGCACCGGCGTACGCAATACCACCGGCACGAGCGCCAGTAGGTGTCCCATTCCGCCTCGCTCCACGACCACCACACGTCCCGTTCTACCGGTGGGTCTACCGCTACCCACACGTGGTCACACTCGCCGGCGTCCACGCTTCGGTTCCGGTAGGACCCGGGGCCCGTCGTAGGTGCGTACGTCGTGGACGTGGCACCGGTCCTCCCACAGCCGGCCACACTGGCACACGGTCCGGCCGTGGTCGTCCACGCCGGCCGGCCGGTATCCGTGCAGCTCGGCGCTCGAGCGCCGGATAGTGGCACGTGAGCGGCCCACCGCCTAGCGCCGGCGTCCGGTGCGTACCGTGCTCGAGCCCGCCGGACTGTGGCGTGTCGCTATCTGTGGGTAGCGCCGCACTACCGCACGCTCGACACGGCCGTAGCTTCCGGACGTGCCGCGCTGTGCGGCCCGGGACAGCGCGGCACGAGCCCGCTTCGGCGTGTCGATCGGGTACGCCTTGCGTCCTCTCCCGCCCACGCTCGAGCGCGGACCGTACACGTAGGCGCCGCGTGGTAGCTGTGCTCGTGCTCGAGCGCTGATCGCCATACCACGAGGCTAGGTCCGTCCGTCCTCGAGCGCTAGCGGCCGGCGCCCCACGTACACGTAACCGCGCTCGTCCGTCCACGTATCCACAGCCTCACGCGTGCGCGCGCCGGGTTCCCTACGGGATACCCCGGGATCGGGTGAACCACGTTCACCCCTTGAGCGTGCGTCGGGTGAACCACGTTCACCCCTTAGCGAACCACGTTCACCCCCCGGCGCCGGCTGTGGCCGCGTCTGTGGACACTGTGGAAAGTGCCACACGGTCGTATATCCGTGGCGCCGGGTCGCCTCGAGGTAGCCGGCTACCTCGCCGGTGTCCGGGTCCGGCCGGCGCTCGAGCACCGCTAGCGCTTGCTGTATCGCCCGGCCGGATAGCTGGCACTCGTCCGCCAGCGTGTCTACCGCCGGCCACGCCCTACCGGTCCGGCTGTTCGCGTGGTAGGCCAGCCGGACGAGCACGTGTGCCACCGTCGCGGCTAGCCGCTTGTCTACCGCCAGCTCGTGCGCCCATTCCATCGCACGGCCGCTCACCGGTCCACAGTCCCGGCTACCTCGTGCCAGTCTCCGTCCGTACCCTTCGCCAGCACGTAGGCGCCGGGTAGGTGCGCTACCGCGAAATCCGCTAGGCACTCCGCGCACAAGTAGTACCCGTGCTCGATCGCCGGCCCCACGCCTAGACGTAGCCGCACGGTGGCTACCTCGAGCGGCCCGGTAGCCGGGTCGTGTAGTGGCGCCGTGCACCGGCCGTGTCTCAGCTCGGCGCCGGCCGGGAAGCGCTGGCTACCCTTGCCGCGTGCCACTAGATCAGTCCGGCTAGCTGATCGGACACGTGCACGAGGTAGCGCCGGGACGTGTCCACGAGCGCCGGCACGAGGTCCGGCGGGTAGTCCCTAGCCTCGTCCACGGACACGATCGGCGCCACGCCTAGCCGGCGTAGCTGGCTGTTCACGGTGGCTAGGTCCGCCAGCGGATCGCCACCGGCCGGGTATGCGTCCACCGCCGGCCCTCCCTCTAGGTACAGTGCATGTAGAGACACGTGGATTACTCCCTCTAGGTAGCCACTAGGTCTAAAGACGCCGGCCGTTCACCGCGGCCGGCGTCGGTCTATCTAATCACCGGCCGGTTAAGCCGGACACGTTCGGCCTCGCGAAGTGCGTAGACGTGCGCCCACGAGCCCCGGGTCCGGTAGACGCGGCGCGCGGCGCGCCAGGTAGCGAAGTGCCACACGGCCCACCGGATCACGCCAGTACCGCCGTGATCAGCGCCCGGTCCCGGGGCCGCCACACGTACCATTCCGGTACCCGTAGCCCGCCGGCGCGCTCGGACGCGTCGCCTACCGCCTCGAGGTCGTCCGCCCATTCCCGCTGATCGGCCGATAGCCGCGACCGTGGCGAGTCCGTCTTTAGCTCCGCGAACACGAGCCTAGGGCCCCGGACTAGGCAGAGGTCCGGGAATCCGGCCACGCTTCCCGTAGATCGCCGCGTGTGGTAGTAGCGCCAGCGCGACCACACGGCCCGGTCTATCACCCACGAAAGCCACGATTCCTCGTCCTCGAGCACGAGCGCCGGCGCCCTAGCCACTAGGGCCCCCGGCGCCAGCTACCGGCTTGCGGACACGTGGCGAAGTGGCTTACCCACGCCGGCCGCACGCCTACTACCGGCGTGTCGTCCGATAGCCCGCCTAGGGTCACGAGCGCGTTAGGCGGCCGCTCCGCGTCTAGCGGTATGCGCTTCCCGTCCTCGGTCACGCCCCACACGATCGGCGCCCCACACGATCGGCACGCGCTCACGGTGCCAGCTCGTGAAGGTGAAACGTCGTGTCGTGAAGCGCTACGTACTCGTCCGGTGGCGGCAGCACGAGCGCTACCGTCACGTCGTCCGGTAACAGCGTGTAGCGCGCGTCGGCCAGCTCGTCCCACGACGGGTACCGGGTGAGCGCCCCCCGGTGGTCACGGAACGATACCGATAGGTGCCATCCTTCCGGCTCGAGCGCCACGAGCGCCACTAGGGCGCCGTCGCGGACGTTCCGGCGCCAGCACACGGCCGCCACCCCTAGTATCTCGAGGTCGCCGGCCTCGTCGCGTTCCCACCGGCTACGGATACGCTCGAGCGGCTTACGCTGCACGGTCCGCCACCGGCGCGAACACGAGTAGGTAGCTGTGCGCACGCTCGCACCGCTTCACCGTGCGAATCCGGTAGGTACCGCCCACGCCACCGCCGGACGCGTGAACGATCCGGTCGTGTAGGCGCCAGCCTTGCCTATCGGCCTCGAGGATCACGGCGGTAGGCGCGTCGTGGAACCGGTGCCACGCAACGTATTCCATGCACTTGACGAGCACGAACCGCCGCGCTACCCGGCACGCCTCGGCCAGCCCGTCGCGCATCTGTTCCCACGTGTCCACCGGTGACACGCGTCCGTCCGCGTCCGTGCCTAGCCCGAATCCGTCTAGGAAGTCCCGCCGGCTCGAGGTCGTCCGCGAACCGGATTCCACGTACGGCGGATCGAATACCACCGTGTCCCACGATTGCGCCAGCTCCGGTAGGTAGCGGAAGTCCACGCCGTCTAGGCGTAGGTCGTGGTAGGCGAACGGTTCCGGCCGGAACGTGTCCCACCACTTCCCCCGGCCGTAGGTCACGTCTAGGACGCTTCCGGTTAGGTAGATCGGCGCCACCGCCGCGATCAGCTCGGCGTTAGTCGACACGTGCTGTACCGATTGCGGCACCGGCCCTACCGGCTTGTCCGGCCGTAGGTCCGGAAGTAGCGATAGCTGTAGGTCGCGTTCCACTAGCGGTAGCCGCGCGCTTCGGGTGATTCGTCGTACACGTGGTCCGGGACGCGATCGGCGTCGGCCCTCGAGCGGTGGGACGCCGGCGCCGGACGCTTCCCCGCGCCAGAGGTCGCCGGCGGCCCGGCCTCGAGGCTAGGCACCGGCGCCGGTTCCGGGGCGCTGGCGGCCGCCTCGGCCACTAGCTGTACGTCCTCGTCACCTTCGGCGCCCACGTAGGAAACGGCCGCTTGCACTTCGCTAAAGCCACGGCGTAGCGCCAGCGATTCGGCCACCTTGCCTAGCATGTGGCTAGGCATCTTCGCCCACGTCGGAAGTAGCTTCGCCTCTTTCTCAGACTTCCACTGTGAGAATTCGGACCACTTCACGGTACCGTTCGCCGGCGTCCGCCATCCTTCCACGAGCACGAGCACACGCGCCGCGTACGGGTAATCGTCGTCGTCGTCCCATACCTCGAGCCACTCGAGCGGTAGCCGGTTCCCGTCCGGGCCGTAGCGCCGGGGCCCGGACCATTCCGGCCCCACGATGCCGCGTAGCCGGCCGGTGCGCTGTGCGATCCACCGCCGGCCCGCCACCGTTAGCTGTGGACGGTAGACGCCGGCGTAGGGAACTAGGACTAGGTGTCCGGCCCACGGATCTAGGTCTAGATGTAGCGCTACCTCGCGGAAATAGTGAATATCCGAATCGTCCGCTTCCGGGGCGAATTGCTGTTTTAGCTTCGCCATCGCCGCGCCGGTGAGACTGGCGCTAATAGGCGGACGTTCGGCCGGTAGGTTGCCGGCCATCCCGCTAGGACGCTTCCGGCTCGTCCGCCAGCCGGCGGCCGTAGCGCATGTAGGCGGCTTGTCCGGTCACGCCTAGCGCTTCGCCTATCTCGCGCCAGCTAAAGCCGGTGCCACGCATCCCGGCTATGGCACGCCGGACGGCCTCGTGTACGTCCGCCTCGATCCCGGCCAGCTCCGCGAGGTCTACCGGGTCGGCGTAGGCCAGACGCTCGCCGGCGGCTTTCACCATACGTCTAAGCATATGGAAGTAATCGGCCGTGTCCGTGTATTGCTTCGGCCGCTTCCGGTGCAGCTCGGCGCTCACGGCCGGCCCCGCCTAGCCAGCCGGCCTATCTCGTCCGGGCCGTCCACACAGAACACGGACCACCGCGCGTCGCCGGTGTCCTCGAACAGCACTAGGCGGCCGGTGGCGAGCCAGTCCGCCACCCCGGCCCTAGCCGCCTCGAGTCCGGCCGCCCGGTCCTCGAGGGTAGGGCCGGCCGGTAGCGTCGGCTGTACCGGGTCGCGGACGGCGGCCGGCCGGTGAGGGTCGTCCGGCGCCAGTAGGGACAGCTCGTCCACGGTGACACGGCCGGCGCCGTGGAACGCGCCACCGCACCGGCACCGGCACCGCTTGTTAGTAGCGTGCTCGCACGCGTTCGCTTGTGACTTACTTAGCTCTCTCATGGCTGTAAGCCTAGCTTACGTGGAACGGCACGAGCGGCCCCTAGGATCGCCCCGGGGCCGCTCGTGCGTCCGTCCCGCTATGGTCGTGCGTCCGGCCCCCCGGCCGGCGTCCCGGCGCCCCTAGGGACGCCGGCCCCCTAGCATCCCGGGGCCGGCCCAACCATCGCGGAGTATCGGACTCTCCCGTAGGGCCGCTCGTGCCAGCACGGCGGCCGCGTGTCCGGCGGACACGTCCGCTATGCGCTCGAGCGCTTGACGTAGGTAGTCGCGCTCGGCCTCGAGCGCTTGCGTGTAGCTGATTTGGCTAGACAAGGGTCGCCACCGCCCACGTGTAGCGGTCGCGGCCGTTCGGCGCGCTGAGGCTCGAGCGGTGGTCCCCGTCGTGGCCTAGCGGCCGGGTGCATATGTGCGACACGCGGCCTACCTCGAGCGGCACCATGAGCACGGCCGGACAGGTAGCCGGCACCCTAGGCGCCGGCGGTGGGTCCGCCCACGCTTCACGGTCCGACGCCGTACCGCACGCCTCGCAGTAGCGATCGTCCCGGGCCGCCGGCTGTACCTCGCACGCCGCGCACATACGTACGTCCTCGTCCTCGTCCACGTCCTCGAGCCCCGGCGTCTGGTCTAGGTAGTACCCGTGCGCTAGCTGGCGTGCGTCGGCCACGAATCCGGCCAGTACCTCTACCGGGTCGCGGCCGCCTACCGGCGCTGTGTAGGCGGCTACGGCCAGCACGAACGCGGCTAGGTCCGCGTCGCGGCCGCTCACGAGCGCCACACTTCGGCTACTTGCCACGTGAAGTACGCGGCGTCTTTATCTTCCGCCAGGATCAGGATTACGTCCCCGGTCCCGTCGTCTTGCGGCTCGAGCGCTTCCACGTGTCCCACGTGCACGCTGTACCCGTTCCCGCCCCACACGTGTAGTTCCACGCGATCCCCTATCCGGGGCTCGAGCGGTGGCGGTATCTCGTTCCACGCGTGGCGCCGGTTGCTCGCCGGTACTCGTCTAGGCATCTTGTCTCCCTCTAGTGCGTCGTAGCTGTAAGTTACGCTTACAGTCTAGCCGATCAGTAGGGCCGCCAGTATCCCTAGACACACGGCCAGTAGGACGGCGGCCGCCAGGATCGCGAGGTATAGCGCCAGGATGCCTAGCCGCTTAGTCCGATCGCTCACCGTTCCCGGAGGTAGGTAGGGACACGACCACGATCGCCAGTCCGCCCACGAGCCCGATCGCGGCCAGTAGGTCCGTGTCTAGGGACCGGTTGCGGATCAGCACGATAAGCGAAAGCGTGAGCACGGCCACGCCTAAGAGGATCAGCGCCGCCGTGCGCTTCGCCTTGCTCATGTCACCGGCTTAGTCCACGCCAGCGCCCACGTAGCCGGCCCCACCGCCGCGTCTGGCGCCGGGGCCCCTATGTCGTAGCCCTCGGCCAGCGCTTCGGCTTGAAAGTCCACGCACACGGCCGCGGACGCCGGCCCGTACATATCGTCTACCTCGATAGACCAGCCCCGGTCCCGCATCCGCGATTGCCACGTGGCGGTTCCGTGTCCGGACGTGAAGTCCACGAGCACGACCCCCGGCCACGGTGGCGCGGCGCCGGCGGCCGGCGGTGGCGTCGGCGCCGGGGCGGTGGGACTACCGCCGGCTACCTCGAGCACGCGGCCGATAGGGAACGATCCCGTACCGTAGTCACAGTCCACGTGTCCGCCACCGCCGGCGCCTAGGTCTATGTGCTGTGCCACGCCGGCCGCGCCGCCTTGCGCTTCCGCCGCGGAGAGGATCACGAGCGGGATACCGAACCGGGCCGCTTCCTCGCCTACCCACAGTCCCGCGGTGGTAATCATGGCGTCGTGTGCGGCCCATTCCGCCGGCGTCCACGCCGCAAAGCCGCACAGCTCGGCGCTCACGGCCGCGCCGTTGTAGTCCGCTTGCGTCCACGCGGCACAGTCCGGGGCCCGGACGTACTCGCCCACCGTGTTAGGCGTGTCGTCTATGCCTACGTGGCTCGATACCTCGTTAGCCGGATCAGCGAACCACGCGCCGAGACTAGCTATGGTGCGCGCCCCCTCGGCCGTGTGCAGCACGATAAGCCGCACGGTCCCGTACCGGCTCGAGTAGTTAGGCGACGGGTAGGCGATCCGCTGTAACGTCATTCGTCCTCGTCCTCGTCCTGATCGAACGGCCGGCCCCGCCGGCGTTCGGCCTCTAGGCGCCTAGGGTCGTCCGCCTCGAGCCAGCGGCCGTCCTCGTCCTCGTCTAGCGGTATCCGCCGGTGGTCGTCCGCCGGCGCCGGCACCGGTTCGGTCCGCGGTTCCGGCCACTCGTGGTCGTGCTCGCGCCTAGGCACCGGTAACCGCCGGCGGGTACAGCTCGGCCACGGTAGGCCAGTGCGCTTGAGTGAGACTGAGTAGGTCCGCGTCCGTGCACTTCGCTTGATCTATCGTCCCGTCCCCGTTATCCACTTTGTCCGCGATCCCGGGGCCGGCGGCCGCCAGCCGGACGAAACATAGGATCACGTCCGGGTCGCCGCGTAGCACCGCGTCCGCTATGTGGTCCGTGAATTGTCCGGACGCTTGCTGTGTGGCACACGCCCGGTTCCGGGCTTGAAACTCTCCGGATAGCTCTAGCTGTGACTGTGTGTCGTAGCTCACCTAGTACCCTCCCATATCCTCGACTAGCCACATGGTCCCGTTCGCGAACACACGGCAGTTAGGTCCGACCAGCCACGCCTTTACCTCTTGCGGATAGCTCGCGGCCGTGTGTACCCACGCGACGGCCGTCCACACGAGCGGTTGATTAACCGCTACCGATCCTTCCGTGAGTAGCTGATACTGCAGAGGCGTAGCGGCCGGCGTCCCGGCTATGCGGATAGACGCGCCACCGCCGGCGGCTAGCCATTGCCCGCGGCCGTAGCCGCTCACCCGGTAGCGCCGGTACGGTTGCGCCATCCACGTAGCCTTAAACGTCCAGTCCGCCGCGTTCACTATGTCCGCTTGCGCGGCCGGCCCAACTCCCTCCCATACCCACCCACGCGGCGCCGTCCACGGTTGCTCGCTCACGCCGGTACCTAGCCGGGGCCGCACGTCGGTAATGCTGGCGGCCGCGATAGACGCCATCCCGCCGGTGACGAGCACTTGTGCCAGCGCTACCGCCCCGGCCGGCGTAGCCGGTGGCGTAGACGTACCGGCCGGCGCTTCGGCCCCGGCCAGCGCTTGAAAAATAAAGTCATTGTTCACGCCACCGTCTAGATCGTTGCCGCGCGACTGGCATACCACGAGGTCCGTCCGGTCCGTCCCGGCCGGTGGCGCCGGTAGGAAGTCCGCCACCGTTTCTACCGCGTCGGAATGGCACAGCACGGTACCGGTCCCGTTCGCGCTCGGTACCGCCGCGTAGCCCGGGTCCACGGTCACCGTCATTCCCGACGCCGGCGGCAGCACCGCGCATCCGGTCACGGCCGGCCCCGGCCACAGCGCGGACAGTAAGCCGCGGTCGTCGCTCGCCGCGTAGCTTCCGGACTGTTCCCATAGTGGCGTATGCCGCGTCATCGTTCTACCTCCGTGCCAGCGCGTCTATGTCCCGCTTGAGCGGCCGGAACAGCGCGGTAAGGGTAAGGGCCGGCCGGCCTACCGTCACTTCCACGTCCTCGCCGGCCTCGAGGTCGTCCGGTAGCGCGTAGCTGATCCCTAGGACACGTATGGTCGTGTTCACGTGTAGCCGGCCGGATTCGATCACGAGCGGCACCGTGTCACCTATCCCTAGCGTGTCGGGTTCGTACCATCCCGGCGTGAGCGCCAGCGTGTAGGACGGCACGAGCACGCCGGCCGTGGTCAGGTACCCGTCCGCTTTCTGTCCTAGCGTGGCGGCTACCGACACGTCCGATTCGTTATCGGACTCTTGCCACAGCCCCACCGGCACGCGGCCCACGTCGTTAGCGTCCGCCGTCCACCGGTCCGCGGTTAGCTGTGGCGCCCCCTCGGCCCCACCGCTGTTACCGATCACCCGGACGTAGTTCGCGTACGTGGCGCTATTCACGGACCTAGTAAGACTGTTGATCCCGCCGGCGCCGGCCGCGCCGTAGGTGAGCGCCACCGTGGTCCGGGCCGTGCCGCGCGACGGGTACCACACGCGTAGCCGATCGGTCCCGGCCGTGTCCGCGGCCGGCTGTACGTCCGTGTCATACCCGTTAATGCACGCCCCTAGGTCCGTGATCGCTTGCCCTATGGAAGTCCCGCCCGGGTAGGTCCGGTCCCGTAGTTGTCCAGACTTGCCAGCTCGAGCGGTCCCGTCCGGGTTCACGAGCGCCACCGTTAGCGGTAGCTGTGAGCCCGGGTAGAACGAGGTACCGGCGGTGGACGTGATCCGATTAGCGCGGTCCACGAGGTCCGCTACTAGGTCGTCCTGTTCGCGCTGTGTGTAAACGAGGTCGGCGTTACCGGTGAGGTACCGCCTCGTGAGCGCGGCTAGGTAGTCGTGGCACGTGAAGTTAACGGAATGGGACTGTTCGCTAAGCGTGTCCTCGGACTGTGCCACCACGCCCCGGAACATAAGCCGGCCGTCCCGCCAGCACATAACCTCCGTCTGTAGCTCGACTAGCTCGCCGGCGGCCGGTGAGCGGCCGTCCACGGTGAACGTGCACACGGCCGGCCCGTTAGCGCCGTACTCGATCCGCCTCGAGCGTGCGTCGGTCAGCTCGGCCACGCCGGTAGTAGACGGCGTGGCGGTAGTGGCGAAGCTACGCCGGTGCACCGTTAGCCGCCAGACTGGCGCGCTCACGTTAGGTACCCGTCGTGCCAGTAGGCGGTTAGCTGTGTGATCCCGGTAGTGGTATCGCCGGATAGCGCTATGTAGGCGTCGGCCGGCGCCGGCGGGATCACCGGCCAGGTAGACGCTTGCCAGTCCACGTAGGCCACTACGGACGTACCGTCGTCCCGGGTCGCGGTTTTAAGGCTCGTGTCTATGTCCACCCACCGGCCGGAATCCACACGAAAGCCGGCCACGAACACGATCCGGTAGGTGTTCACCACGGCCGGGTAAGGGTCGTGCACGGTGAACGTGATAGCCGGCGTCGTGATCGGCCCGAACAGCCGGCACAGCGGCCGTACCGCCGCGTCGCCGGGGCTCGAGATAACCGCACTGGACGGCGCGCCACCGCCCGGCGGGTAGATACGCGCCGGCGTGTAGGTGAGCGGGTACAGCCGGCCGGGGCTCGTGGACGAGCCCGCGTAGGCGGTGGCGGACCGTTCGGCCGGGTCGTACATGAGCGGATCGGCCGCCACCCACGCTAGATGTACCTCGCGTGTCCGCTTCCCGCTGATCGGCCACGTGTAGCCGGCGGCCCGGACCGTGCACATACGTTCCGGCTCGTCCGGCCGTTCTAGGACGTAGTGCAGCTCGGCCCGGTTCGCGGGAAGCATGTAGGGCGCGAACAGGGTAGCTACCTCGTCTGGTGTCATAGTCCCGCCGTAGGCGCGCACGTTCGCGGACACGGCCCTACTCCCGAACAGCGCCGTCCGGTCTATGGCGCCGTCCGCCGCGGCCCGGTTCGCGGTCACCTCGCGTACCTCCGGGTAGCCTAGGTCTAGCTCCGTGCACGCATAGCCGGCTAGGTCGTCCTCGAGCGCCAGCGTTTCGCCGGCCAGCACGAGCCACGCCCGGCGGACGCACGCCATTACACGGCCGCCGTCTGCACGGTCCACGCCAGACGCTTAGCGAACGTGTCCACGTCCACGCGCTCGGAAAAGTGCGCGTGCTCGATCCGGACGATAGGGCCGCCTCGAGCGGCCGCCGGCGCCGGCGTGATCGCTTCGCCGGCGTGCGCGTAGACGAGTCCGGTCCGGGTGATCAGTCCGCCGTGTTGCAGTAGCGGAAGGTCCGGTAGCCCTAGCGTGAATCCGGCCACTTTTCCGATCCCGGGTATGTGCGTGTCTACTCCCGCGAAGGTTACCTGTATGGCGTTCCACGTCCGGGCGAACGCGTTGTAGACGGCTTTCGCGGTGTTAATGGCGCCGGTGACCACGGACATAACAGACGACACGCGAGCGCTGATCCACCCTAGGGCCGCCTCGACTACGCCCCGGACGAGGTTAAACGCGGAGATAAACGGTTGCGTGATCAGTCCGTACACGCGCGAGAAAGCGCCACCGATGGCGCCCACGATCCCCGCGAAGAATCCGGAGATACCAGACCAATAGCGAATGATCAGTACCACCGCCAGCCCGAACGGACCGGTGATCACGCCTAGCAACAGCGGCCAGTTACCACGTATCCACGACCACACGGATATAGCCGCGGACAGAATGGCCCGGAACACGGACGAGATAACACGGTAGGTGGCGTTCCACGCCCCCACGATCGCCCCTACGGTGGCGTTCCACGCTACCCATATGGCCCGGGTGGTGGCGTTCCACGCGGCCACCATCGCGGACGACACGGCCCGCCATATCGCTTGAAACCACTGTGTCTTAGTGGCGACGATAACGATTATCGCCACGAGCGCCACCACGGCCACGACCACGAGGAAAATAGGGTTCGCGAGTAGCGTGCTGTTAAGGATCGCGGTCGTGATCGTCCAGATTTTCGTGACGACGATTATCGCCCCGATCACCCCGACTAGTATCTGAAATACGGTGCTGTTCCGGGCAATGATCCCGGCCACGACGGTAAGCGCCGGGATCACGGTAGACGTGAGTAGCTGTGCGAACGTGTTAACCACCGGAAGTAGCGCGGTGCCTACGGTGGCTTTCATGTTGTCAAACTGTGCGGCCGCTATCCGCTGTTGGTTCGCTAGGCCGCTCGAGGTCCGGGCGAAATCCCCTTGTGCCACGCTCGTCTGTTTCATTATCAGCGAATAGGTGGCTTGCGCTTTCTGTGCCGCGGTTAGCTCTACCTTCCCGCCGGCCATCGTCTTAGTGAGCGTGTCCTGACTCGAGGCTACGGCTAGGTTCGCTTGCTGTGCTTGCTTGCTGTTGGCGCCGTACTTTTTCGTCGCCTCGGCCGCGTTGCGCTGTGCCAGCGCTAGCCGGCTCGTCTGGCTTGTCACCTTCGCCATGTCCACCGGCGCTTTCGCCAGTCCCATACGTAGCGCTTCGGCTTGCACTTGCGCTTGCGATAGGGAGACACCGAACCGGCGTAACGGTTCTACCTCACCGGTGAGCCCGGACCGTAGCGCGTCTAGCGCGTCGCCTACCGGCACGTTGTTAAACGATGCGAGGTCGCCGGCCAGCCCCACGAGTGAGGTAGACATCTTCGCGGCTTGCGCCGGCGGTAGCCCTAGCGCCACCGCCAGGTTCCCGTACGTGCTGGCGGCCTCTAGCGCTTTCTGTTGCGATAGTCCCATCGCGGTCGCGGACGTGGACGACCACTTGTATACCTCTTGCGCGGACGCGCCGAACACTACGCCTACTTTCGACCACGACTCGTTAAGGTCCGACGCGGCCGACACGGAATCTTTCGCAAACTGCACTACCTTCGCGGCCGCGAACGCGCCACCCACGGCGGCCGCTACCTTCCCGACGCCGGCCCACGCGCTCGAGGTTTTCTTCGCGCTTCCGGTCGCCTCGTTCGCGGCGCTACCGGTTTTCTTGATCGCGGCTACCGCGGACGACGATTCGCCTAGTAGCTGTATGAGTAGCTTCGCGGCCACCGCCGGCTACCTCGTCTGTTTCGCCAGCTCGGCGGCCCGGTCCTCGAGGATGGCGGCCGCGGTGAGCATGGCTACCGGGTCGCGTAGCCATTCCCTAGCCGCTACGCCAGTCTCCACCGCCAGCGCCACGGCTAGGTATCCGATCCCGCCTCGAGGGTAGGTGTCGCTAAAGGGCCGGCCGCGTCCTCGTCCTCGTCCACGTCCTCGAAAGCCTCGAGCATGTCCACGAACCGGCCGTAGGTTTTCGCGGCCGGGTGGTCCGGGAACTTCCGCCGTAGCGCGAAGTAGTAGATGTGAAATACCTGATCGTTCGGCCGGTTCTGTGGCATTTCGCCTACGGCCCGTTCCGCGGACAGTAGGTCGCCGGCGTGCGTGCGGACCCGGAAAGTCTCCCCGTCTAGGGTGAGGTCTACGTTCTGGACGACCCTAGGCACCGTGCACCCTATCTAGGGTCCGCTGTGCGTCGTCCTCTATCGCTTTCGTCCACATAGGTTCCGTCCGGTCCGCGGCCCGGACGGCGTACGGGTTCGCCTCGATACTGTGCGCCGGCCGGCCCCAGTGGATAGGGACGGCGTACACGAGCGGGTTCGTGAGCGTGGCGCTGTTCCGCCCGTCGTAGGCGGTTCGCATGGCGCCGGCCAGCCGGCCAGTCCGCCGGGGCGCGCCGGCGGACTGTGCGTGGTCAATGATCCGGGCCGCGGCCGTGAAACCTTCGGCCAGGTCGCCTATGGCGGTGGCGGCCGTGTCTAGCGTGGCGATCAGCTCGGCGCCACCGCGGACGTTTAGCTCGAGCACTAGGCCGCGGCCGTTTCGCGCTCGGCGCTGTAGCCGCCGGCCCCCGGCGTGAACGTCGGCTTTTCTTGCATGTTCCACGTGAAATCTGAGGTAATCCGCTTGTTCACGTCCCCGCCGTAGGTTTCGGCCGGTATCTCGATCATTACGCTTCCGCTTATCTCCGGACACGTGGTTACGTCGTTCGGCGTGTAGAGGTAGTCCACTACTTGCAGGTCGTGCGCCCACAGCCACGCCACGACGGACTGTGCGTTATCGAAATCTTGCACGATCGTTCCCTCTAGCTTGTGTCCGTCTAGCTTCCGGGGCGGTGGTTTCGTGTCGCCACACAGCACGGTTACGGAATCACCGTCGTCTGAGTAGGCGGACGTGATACGGACGTTCGTTATCTGACACGACAGGTCCGACGTGGTAGGCGTGGTCGCCTTGTCCGTGAGCGTGAGCGTACCGTTCTGTAGACGTGATTCGTTGATAGCCACTATTCGATTCCCTCCGTGAATTGCACTAGGTAGCTAGGGTGAGTGTTCGGACCTAGGACGTAGGCGCCCGGCTGTGCCAGCTCCACCGCGAACACGGACGCCACCGCGTCTACTAGGTCGTCTAGTTGGGCCCACGTGGTCCGGTCGCCGCCGGTAGGGCCGGCGCCTATGGCGTGCACGTTCCATACCGCGGAGTAGCCACACGCAATGTCGTAGACACGCCGGGGCGGTACCACGAGCACGGCCGGCGGGTTAAGCGCGCCCGGGTCCGTAGTGGCGCGCACGCCGGCCGCTTCTAACTTTTCACATATTTCTAGAGCGCGGCCGGCGCTACTCACGCGACCACCATTCCCGTCCACGGTCCCAACATGGCGGATATGTCGGCGTCGTAGCTGAGGATCGTCGCGGTTCCCATATCGGACACGCCTACCACGCCGTCCGGGCTGTTCCGGCGTGCCATAAGCCGGTTCGCCAGTAACAGTCCGGCTTGTTTGACGGCCCTCGGCACCGGATCGGCTACGCCGGTGTCCGGGTCCACGGTGAACGCGGCCGGGGCCCGTAGCTGCACGGATTCGGCCGCGGCGGACACGGCCTCGTCTATCGCGGCGTCGTCTGTCGTGTCGCTGATGCGCGCCCACGCTTTGTAGTCGTCGCTCGTTAGCCACGGCGGCCCCGGCCACATATCACGGCCGCCTAGCTGGCGGCCCGGCGGGAAGCGTGCGTAGCCGCCGTCCCCGGTTCGGTACCGCTGGCGCCGGCGTCTAGGCCGGTGACACCGGTTATCTTGCAGAATTGCGCCGGGTCAACGGCGGCCGCGGCCCACATACCGATTACGCCTACGTTGTAGCCGGCTACGCCTACGTCCACGACCGATAGCTGTACCGGCGCCCCGGGCGTTTCGTAGAATTCGGCTTGATCGGACGGCCCCACGACGAACGTCGTAGGCACTATGTAGGGATCGATCACGGCCCGGAGTCCCATTACGTTAGCCATGTTGCCGGTGGCGTCCGCGGTGCCTAGCGCGTTCTGTGGCGCTAGGAACGGGAACATAGGTCGGCCGTTCCCGTCCACGAGCCCGGCCAGCGCGCCGTACGTGGCGAGCCCCATCCACACGGTATCCGGGAACAGGTTTTCTTCACCGTTCGTGGCGCACAGTATCGCCGCGTCCGCGATGGCTTTCGCCAGGGTAGGCGCCGTACCGTCCCACGCCACGGACTGAGCAATGTTGGCGGCTACGCCCCCCCACGCGGCCTCGTCTGACTTGCGGCCGTACACGGCCACGAGGTCCGAAAACACTACGTCTAGGGCGCCGGGGCTCGAGCGGTTCGCCAGCTCCCACGACACGTCCACGCCACCGGCGTAGCTGTTGAGCGGCAGCTTCACGAGGTCTAGCCCGAACGCGGCGGACGCCACCGGACCTTTCTCCGTGTGCGGCCCTACGTCCGTGTGCTGTGAGATATGCGGCCGCTGCACTTCCATACCCACCGGCGGCAGCACCGGCTTAGACATGGCGTCCACGGACGGCCGGTTACCTAGCCACGAGCCGAGAATGTCGCCGGTGACTTGCGGTGGGACGAGCCCCGGCGTCTGCGCGGTGGTCACGTCCGCCAGCGCTCGAGTGAAGCGCGCCCCTTCGGCGCTATCACCGTGTTTCATCCGCATGTAGGCCAGCACGTACTCCCCGGGTGTCCGGTACGGGAACGTCCCGCGCTCGGCCACCGGCGCCGGTTCGGCCGGCCGTGCTCGAGCCATGAGCGCGCCGGCTTGCGCGTCCAGCTCGGCGCGCGACACGAGTAGTTCTAGCCGGCCCGTCTTAGCGGCCGCCTCGTCCCGTAGCTCGTTCCACGTGGTCTGTTCCACGTCGGTAAGCGTGTCGCGCTGATCGCCCACCGCCCCGGCCTCGATGGCGTTCATTCTGGCGTGTAGCTCGTCTATGGACTGTCTGAGCACGTCCACGAGCGAAATAGGCATACGTCCTCACTTCCTAGGTTCGGAATGGTTCCTACGTCCCTAGGGTGGCTACACGTATCCCGGTGGTGCCTACCGCTCGAGCGGTGGTCCGGCCGGCGTCCGGCCCTACTCCCGCGGATACTAGCGGGTAGAGATACGGTCCGCGCCGGACACGTGGTCCGGGGCCCGGGGCCGGCCGGGATCGTCCGGCCGCTCGTCCTCGTGCTCGTCCTCGAGAGCTCGGCGCCGGCGCCGGCGCTCGTCACCGGCGGACGACACGGCCCCACCGGTCTATAGCGGACGCCCGGGCCTCGACTAGCCGGCCCCGATCGGCCACGAGCGCGGCTATGGAAGGATGGCGGCCCACCGCCTCGGCCACCGCCGGCCCGGCCGGCACCGCGGACCGGATACCGGTTACGCCGGCCTCGCTGTAGGCCGGGAAGTTACACACGGACACTTCGCGAAGGATTACCTCCGTGCGTTCCACGAGGTCGCGGCCGGCCGGTGGCGTCCGGTTCGGCCCCTTGATCGTTCGATCTATCACCGGCTCGAATCCGATAGATAGGCCGGACATAACCTCGTCCGCCACGAGCGCTAGAACCTCGTCCGCTTGCTGTACCCGTTCGGTTAGGTGGAAGTCCGCCTCGAGCCCGGCGTCCGTTTCCTCTAGCCGGGTGGCGCGCCCGATGCCTAGGCCGCGGTGGTTATGGGACACGAGTAGCGGCACCGGCTTAGCCCGGTCCCGGATCGTCTTCGCGAAGCTTCCCTTGCGGAATACCTCCGTGTAGGTGGGTTCCCACGACCACATATCGTCTACCTCTAGTTCCACGTCGTAGGGAACCGCCAGCCCCACGAGGGTACGGCCGTCGCCGCCGTCGTCCTCGTGGCGGACGCGGAAGGTAGCCGGGAACGCGTGGGTAAGGGTCCGCATAGGTCTACCTCCGCAGTAGGTCCGCTAGCTCGTGCTCGAGGTCGTCGCCGGGTAGGGCGCCGGCGGCCGGGGCGCTGGCGGGTAGCGCACCGGCGGCCGGCGTAGTGGGTACTGGCGTGGACTGTTCCGGGCCGCCGGCGGCCGGGAATCCGGCTAGGGTGCGCGCTTCCTCGAGCGTGATTATCTCCGCGCCGTACAGTCCGGCGGCCGCTTGCGCCCGGGTCGCGGTGTCGGCGCGAAGTAGGGCCCCGGTCCAGAATTCGGCCGTGTTGCCGCGCGGTAGGCACTGTGCGGATAGCTGTTGCTCGAGCGGCACGAGTAGCCGCATGATCGTTGTCGCCACGAACCGGCCGAATTCTGTTTCGGCGTTCGTGTACGTGTGGCGCTGAGTCTCGATCCCTAACAGAAACGGCGGGATGCCTAGCGCCATCGCTACCGTCTGCGCGTCCCATTGCCGCGCTTGCACTAGCTGTGCTTTGTCGGCGTCGGTCGCCAGAGGTTGAAACGAGGTAGAGCCCGGGATGACTACCGGGGCCCGGGTTCCGGACACGGCCGCCAGCCACTTCGCCTTTAGCTCGTCCGCTTGCGCTTGCGTGAGGTTCGGCCTCGTGTCCGTGATCACCCCGGACGGTACGGCCGATTCCGTGAAGTACCTTCCCGCGTACGCGTCCGCGGCGAGCGCGGCCCCGATAGCGCCGGCCAGGGTAGGCAGGATGCCGCGGCCGCGTAGCTCGCCGGATCGCTTGTCTATGGCTACGTGAAACACGCGGTCCGCCGGTATCGCCTCGTCCAGTCCCTCGAGCGCGTAGATAGGCGCCCACGTGTCCGGGTCGCGCGCCACGCTCACCTGTGTCACGTCCACCGGCACGAGGAAAGCCGGCCAGCCGGTAGAGTCCGGCGGCCCTAACAGCGCTACATGGTTCCCGTACATGAGCACGTCCGACACGTACTCGTCCACGTAGTCCGCCACCGTCCGGTTCGGCCCCGGCGCCGGGTTGGCGATCACGGCCGCCGGTGGGTCTATCACCACGTCCGCTCGTTTCTGGCGTAGCGGTAGCTGCATGACGATTCCGGATATCAGACGCATACCGGCCGTGAGCGCCGGCACGCCCCGGGCCGCCCATTCGGACACGTACGGCGTCCACGAGCCCGGGCCGCCGTAGTAGTAGCCGCCGTCTATCGCTCGCTGTTCGGCAGCTCGGCGCCAGAGGTCTAGGAATCCTTCCGTGTCGCCGGTGATCCCGGCCACGCCGGCGCCCATAGGCACGAGCCCGCTTACGCCGGCGCCGGCCACCGGTTCTGTCCCTTTTGGGCGGTTCCACGGCCAGCGCGCCATTAGCGCCACATGCTAGATCGCCACGTAACGGCCGGGAAAGTACCGGGACGGTATAGAGGTCGTCCCGGTGACCAGCACTTTCGCGGAAGGGCCCCGGTCCGGTCCCGTTCGGCCTAGGTCCGCTAGGGAGTCCGGACCGGTTCCGCTCCGCGCTCGAGGCTAGCTAAAACGCGGTCCACGCGGCCACGTCCGGCGCTACCGGGTGCTCGAGCGCCCACACGGCCGCCGTCGCCGCGACCACCGGCGCGATAGAGGTCGTGGCGCCCCGCCGGTGCCACAGCCAGCCACCGTCGCCGCTATCACGGCCCGGGGCGATCGCCGCGGCCGCGTCTAGGGCCGGGTGGGAACCTACCGCTATCCGGCGCTCGAGCACGGCCGCCAGCCAGCCCGCGCACGCGGCCGGCCAGTCCCGGCCCCGGATCGGCGCCACCGCCAGTCCGGCGGACGCCAGCGTGTCCGCCACGTCTAGCGCCGGTGAGTCCGCCGGATAGCCGATCCCTACCGGCCGCCAGCGGTGGACTAGCTCCGCGATCCGTTCGGCCAGCCAGCCAGTACCGGGCCTACTGTCCGCCAGCTCGCACCGTAGGCGAGCGCCGTCGCGCCACGCCACCGCTACCGCCCCGGTGGAACGGTCGCGCGCCGTGTCGAATCCGATCGCCACACGCACGCCGGCCGGCACGGTCCGGATCGCCGGCACGGCCACGGCCGCCCACCGGCCCGGAGGTATCCGGGGCGCCGCGGCGGTTCCCATACCTTCCGGCCAGAGGTTCCCGTAGGCGCGGCGGAATCCCACCGGCCCTAGCTCGTCCAGCGCGGCGCGCATCTGTGGCGCCCCTATGGTGATCCCGTAGGCCGGGTGGTAGCGGTCCCACGCGCTCGGCGCCGTAGGGTCAAGCGATTCCGGACACGACCACTCGAGGTAGCACACGCCGGACGTGCGGCCCTCGAGCACGGCGGCCCGGCCCCGCTGTACCGCTTCCCACAGCCACAGCGAGTCTTCCTCGCCGGCGGTGGAAACCTTCCACACTTGCGCCCCCGGCCGGGTGGCTTGCGTCGGCACGATGGCTTGATCTAGGGCCCGGCCGCGCTCGAGGTCGTGCGCCCACGCCTCGTCCACTACCACGAGGTCCGATTGCTTGCTGTGCAGCGCGGCCGGCTGTGGCGCGAACACGCGCAAGAGTCCGCCGTTCGGGTAGGCGATACCTTCGCTTCCGGCCGATCGGCGGACCTTCGCGTACGGCTCGAGCGGACTTAGCTGCAGGTCCGGGACGTGCTCGTTTATAAGCCAGTCCCGCGCTATCTCCCGCGTCTGTGCTGTGTACCAGACGCGGCCCCGGGGCCGGTAGATCGTCCGGTGTTCCATCGCCGCGCCGGTAAGGGTCGTCTTCCCGGACTGGCGCGGCACGGTGACGACCACGGACGAGTACACGAACCGGCCGCCGGCGTCCACCTCGAGCGCCACGTCCGCCGCGTACTCCTGCCACGGCATGAGCGGCCGGCCTAGCGCTTCGGCCATCGCGGACACGGCCGGCCCGTAGGTGTTCCGGCTAGGTGTCCGCCTCGTGGCGTAGGCCGGGTGCGGACATTCCGGCCACGAACGCGGCGAAAGGGTCAAGCGCTTCCCGCTGCACGCCGGCCAGCCCGTACGCGGTGCGCGCCTCGAGGTAGGCGCGGCCCACCTTCGCGCCGGCGTCCACGTCCTCGAGCGCTTCCGCGGTGTCGCATAGCCTCGCCAGGTAGCGTAAGTGCGCCCTACCGCCGGCCGGAATGTCCGTGTTCCGGAAGTCCGCCGTAAGCGCCGCCTCTACCCGGCCGATCCGGCGCCTAGACGAGCCCCTAGGGCCGCTCACGGCCGCTCCCGCCGGTTTTCGAGCGCTTCGGGAGAGAGAACCCCTTGCGAGAGGT